CAGGCAGCAGGGTTCAGGTAGTCAGCGCCCATGGCGAGACGACCCAGGATCACATCACCTTGGTAGATCGTGGACACGTCGCCACTGGTGACTTGCACCTGAGGAGCGATAGCTTCCACACAACCAGCGCCTTCACGCTGGAAGATCAAACCGCAGCTGTTAGCGAATTCGTCTTCTTCACCGTACTCATTGTTGATACCGGCAACATCGTTAGCAGCATCTTCAACCGCTTCGGACACGAAGGAACCGGTGTTACCAGGATCGGTAACGCCAGGGTTGGTGGCAGAAGCCGAACCAAACTTGGTACCGTACTGGGAGAAGAATGGGATGTTCATAGACTTAAAGATCTTGATGCCGGCGATTTCCACCACGCCGTCTCCACCCTGCAGGGCAGAGCCTTGAGCATCACGATTCACCAAACCATTGCTACCGACCTCTTGGATCAGGGCATAGTATTGGCGCGGGTTCAAGACACCCACACGTCCATCTTGAGACACACCTTTCTCATCAAGCGCAGCAGCAGCATCATAGAATGCAGTCACCAGCTTAGCAGAATCATAGGCATTGTTAGCCTGGTTAGTAGTACCAACACGGATCTGAGTACCGCCCGGCTCGACATAGCCAGACTTAGTGATCGGAGAAGCAGCACGTGCACCACGAGTGATAGCACGGAAGATCAGACGATCGTACTTTTGAGCAAGAGCGTAGCCGATCTTACGAGAGATCTCGGAACGCATGTCGTAATGAGAAAGAGTCTCATCAAGGTCGTACAGGAATGCACTGGAGATCAGCAGATCATCGACCGTGATGGTCTTCTCAGCCACCGGAGGTGCACCGTTGGAATCACCCAGGATGCTGTTACCAGGCGTATGGAATTCCGCCTTAGTGTGACCAGTGTAGATAAACTGGAGAGACTTACCGTTGGTCAGCGTACGACGCATAACCAGATCCCGAGCAATCGCATTATGCTGGAATCCTTTGAACATCTCGCCACTGAACAACTTGAGGTACAGGGCGCGGGCATCACCCGTCGAGTTAGATTGACCTGGGCGAGTCAGACTCGCAGCCATGTCAGAAGATTGAAAAGCCATTTTAATTTAAGGTTAAAAGTATTAAACAGACTTCAAACGTTTGAAAAATTTTTGTGGTCTATTCCCACCGTCTAGACGGCGAAGGGTATCCGCGTACGGGCCAACGCCAATGCAAGGGGAGTCCGACTCTGAGGTGCTCCCCAAGCTTTTACAGAAGACCTTTAAGGCACTTCTTTTGTTTACGGCATTCTGGTTTTTTATCACCACAATATCCGCATCGTTTAAACACAACCGTGGTATCACCTGGTGTCAACGGAGTGACACTAGCTTTGACACTATCAGATTGCATTGTTTGTGCACGCTTCCGTTTAGCTGGCATAGTTAAGAACAGTTTTTTTGTAAGATGTACCACGATAGCACAATGCTACTTCTTTCTCCTCGCGGAGCATTTTGTTATAAGCATTGACGATGTAGCGCTTTTCGAGATCAGACATAGTTCGTACAAGATAAACCTAAGCCCCGTTCCATGCTTAGGCAACATGCGTCCCAATGGGATGAACGTACGAATTGATTAGCCGATTGCAGGAGCTTGCAGAGCCACAGGAGTAGTGGAAGCAGAAGCAAGATCCAGCGGGAAGTTGTGAGCATTACGCTCGTGCATAACCTCAAAGCCGAGGTTAGCACGGTTGAGAATATCAGCCCATGTGTTTACCACATGACCTTGACTCTCAGTAATGGATTGATTGAAGTTGAACCCGTTGAGGTTGAAAGCCATGGTGCTGACGCCGAGGGCGGCAAACCAGATTCCAACGACGGGCCAAGCTGCAAGGAAGAAATGCAGCGATCGAGAATTGTTAAAAGATGCATACTGGAAAATCAAACGTCCAAAGTATCCATGCGCTGCGACGATGTTGTAGGTCTCTTCTTCCTGACCAAATTTATAACCATAGTTCTGTGAGACCTCTTCAGTCGTCTCCCGGATGAGCGAAGAAGTAACCAGACTACCATGCATAGCACTAAACAAAGCGCCACCGAAGACGCCAGCAACTCCCAACATATGGAAAGGGTGCATAAGGATATTATGTTCAGCTTGGAAAACCAGCATGTAGTTGAACGTACCGCTGATGCCGAGTGGCATACCATCAGAGAAAGAACCCTGACCAAACGGGTAAACGAGAAATACCGCCGTCGCTGCGGCGACCGGAGCAGAATAAGCAACAAAGATCCAGGGCCTCATCCCTAATCGATAACTAAGTTCCCATTCGCGTCCCATGTAAGA